GGGTCGATTACGGGGGCTTTAGCAACCCTCGACCTAACCAGTGCGTCCGACCTAATAGCATGGGTCTTAGTAATGATCCTGCTACCCCTGGACTGGTTCTGCCTCCTTTCTATGGCACGGACAGGGAAGTTTAGTTATAAAGGAAGGACGTTTGTATCCGAGAAGTTTTCATCGATGGGGAACGGATTTACGTTCCCGCTAGAGACCCTGATCTTTTGGGCTCTAACGCGCGCTGTCTGCGGGTCAACCGCGACAGTTAGTGCGTACGGTGACGACATAATATGCCCAAGTGATCGGGCAGAGGACGTCATTGCCGTGCTGACGGAGGTTGGTTTCTCCGTGAACTTAGAGAAGTCTTTTTGGAATGGACCCTTTCGCGAAAGCTGTGGGTCCGACTGGCTATCGGGAATCGATGTACGCCCTCTTTTCATTAAGGGGGCCATCTCCGGGCACGACGTTATGCGATTGCACAATTTTTACGTGCGATCAGGTCAGTACGATATGGCTGAGGCGGTACTATGCTTCGTGCCAGATCACCTGTTCTTATTGGGTCCCGATGGGTATGGTGACGGTCATTTGATCACCGCTCCGGGGTACGTGCTCGACGAATGGCCACGCGTCAGGAAGTCACACCACCTGCGCAAGGGCTATGATGGTTGCGTTTTCGACACCTGGGTTTATAACAAAAGGTCCTTGGAAACAAAGACCTCAGGTGATCGCATCCTCCCGTTTTACACGATCTACCTCCGAGAGGAGCTGACCGATGTGGAGCGGCGTGACGAAGATCACGACGCGAAAGTGAGGGCCTGGTTGATTAATCAGGACCCTGATAACTGCCCTAGCTTTTTTGAAACACTGGGCACGCGATTTGTGGATGGAGTCCCGGCGAATTACTTACCGGGTACTGACGGATGCAAGCGTATTTCGATCTACACTTTAGCCAGGTAACCCGGAAGGGTTAGCCTGGTCCCCCACTTGGGGGTGGAGGATTCATCCTTAAACTCTGGAG